TTGTGTCTCAAAACATTTTCGACAATGGTTCTTCTTTCATTTATAACGCGAAAAACAGCTTCTGCAAGATAAATCTCACTTTTTGCCATAAAAACCTCATATCTTCTTATTCTGTCTTATATTCTCTCATACTTTCGCACATAGGACAGACATAATCAACAAATTTCATCATGCCTCCAAACGGTATTGGCTCTTCTACCTCTCTTGGCACAAAAGCCATCTTGTGTATGTAACAGATTTCATCTTCTTGCGGCATTTTTTATTCCTTCAACATGCTTCCTGTAAAAATAATTACCTATTTTATTAAAAAACTTGAACAATTCTAAGTTCACTCTTGTCATACTTTCCTCACAGTTTGCTTTGCTCTTCTAAAGTTTTTCTTCGTAGGGGCTCCTTTTGACCCCGCTTTGCGCATCCTCTCGCCACTACCAGCTGCAATTCTTTTTCTCTTTGCGTGTATGTTTTTATATAAACTCATTTGGTTAGTCCTTTCTGCTTTTCATATGTCCTGAGTCCCCCGATGCCGAGCATGCCGCCAAGAACCGTGAGAAGTGTACCCATGTCAAACTCAGGCAGCTCTGGTAATTCTGCACCAGCAAAACTTGCACCGAATATAATTAAATCTTTTACGATAAAATGATAGGCAAAAGCAATCGCGCAAACCCACCCAACGGCCGGGCGCCAGCCGCCCTTGAATATAGATCCACTAGCCGCTTCTGCTTTGTTAATCTCCAGCTGGGCAAGCAGAGCCTCCTGCGCATGTTTTTCAGACATGGTGGCTATTTCGTGAGCAAGCTTCGCTTTCTGATCTGCGTCTGGTATAAATTTATCTAGCAGTCCTGTTACTGGACCTATCAGTGCTTGTAACATGATTATCTCCCTTATGTTCGTGACCCATCCAAATACCAAACACACCGGTCATTACACCCATAACTACCGATACGAAGGCCGATTGCGATGCTGTTGGATCTTCTAAAGCCA